CATGAATGGAAAAACAGGTATCAGAAGGTTCACTTCATAAGTGGTTCAAAGGATCCAAATCCAAAGATGGTAAAGGAGGATGGGTCAACGTAGTTACAGGTGGAACCTGTGCTAGTGATGAACCAGGCGAAGGAACTCCAAAATGTGTATCTTCCGCAAAGAGAGCAAGTATGACTAAGGCAGAAAGACTCTCTGCTGCTAGAAGAAAAAAGAAAGCTGATCCTAATCAGCAGCAAAAATCTGGTGCTGCAAAACCAACATACGTCTCAACTGACAAACCAAAGAAAAAGAAAATGAAGGAATCTTACACAAGGTCACTTACTCCTCTCACAGAGAAGGCAAAGAAGTGTTGGCCAGGATATGAAAAGAAAGGCACTAAGAAAATGTTTGGTAAGACATATAATAATTGTGTAAAGAAAGAGGAAGTAGAATTAGAGGGATACTCTGCAAATCCTGCACAACAGGCAGCGATTGCTATTGCTAAAAAGAAGAAGAAAGAAGATGATATGGTCGCTAAGAAAAAGAAGCAAAAGATGTATGCAGGTTATGAACCACAAGGTGAAGTAATTGATGAAAAGAATAGAGGTGATCAAGAAACTAGAAAGAAGGCAAAAGGATACGATTCTTTTACAGAAAAAAGACCAATCTCAAAAAGTGAGCAAGGAACTAGAGAAGTTGTAGGAAGAAGAAATACAACTTCTGCTATGAATAGATCTGGTATGGGTATGGCTAAACCAGAACGTGAAACAAAAGAAAGAGGAGAGAGACATAAAGCAGACAGAGGTAAAAAGACAAAAGGTACAAAGGAAGGACATAGTGGAAGTGCCTATCCTCAGAGAAGTCATACTATGGATACCATGTATCCCCATAAGAAGAAGGCTCGTCTAAGTATGATGGCGAAAGACAAAAAATCTGAAATAAAAAGACCTGGTGGACGAGCAAAGTTCTATGGAACTGAGAAAAAACCAATTCCAGAGGAATTTCAAAAAGAGGAAGCAAAATCTTTATTCTCAACACCTGGTTTAGACAAATTGAAAAAAATAAAAGACTTTAAAAGTAATGCTGATAAAGTTTTTGGAAGAAAACCAATTGAAAAGGCACATTATGAACCAGAAGGTGAAACTATAGAAGAGGCAGATAAGAAAGGTAAAGGTAGCGGTACAAAAGATGCCTGTTATCATAAGGTCAAATCAAGATACTCAGTCTGGCCAAGTGCGTATGCATCGGGTGCATTAGTTAAGTGTCGTAAAGTAGGTGCTGCTAACTGGGGTAATAGTAGTAAGAAAGAAGACTTTTCAGATTGGAAATCAGAGTTTATCTGGGAGGATGGGGACTCCACAAAAAAGCTTGAAGAGGATAAGAGTCCAGCATGGCAGAGAAAGGAAGGAAAAAGTGAGTCTGGTGGATTAAATGCAAAAGGTGTTGCATCTTATCGTAGGGAAAATCCTGGTTCAAAACTTAAAACTGCTGTAACTACCAAACCATCAAAATTAAAAAGGGGATCTAAGTCTGCAAAGAGAAGAAAGTCTTTTTGCTCTCGTATGAGAGGTATGAAGAAAAAACTAACTTCCGCAAAGACTGCTAGAGACCCAGATTCAAGAATAAACAAGGCACTAAGGAAGTGGAATTGCTGATATAAATAAAAATATCTGATCCCTATATTCATGTCTAATTTGATAATATCAAAGAAGAATGAAGTGTATCTTCATGTCGATGCAGAACCGCATGTTTATTATGAACTAGCGGATCAGTTTACGTTTGAACTGCCAGACGCAAAGTTTATGCCTCAATACAAGAGTAGGTATTGGGATGGAAAGATAAGGTTATTTAATACTCAGAATGGACAGATATATGTTGGACTTTTAGATAGAATAGTACAGTTTTGTAAGGATCACGAATATACATACCAATTTAAAGAGAGCGAGTTCTATGGTCTTCCCTTTGAAGTAAATGAATTGATTTCAAAGGAAGGTGTTAAAGATTATATGTACTCTATTTGTAAGCACTCCCCCAGAGAGTATCAGATAGAGGGAGTATACGACGCTTTAAGACATAATCGAAAACTACTGATATCTCCAACTGCCTCTGGAAAGTCATTAATGATATATTCGATTGTGAGATATTACGTTGAGAAGCAGCAAAGTATTCTGATAGTCGTTCCGACGACTTCCCTAGTAGAGCAGATGTATAAAGACTTTGCAGATTATGGATGGGACGTTGGTTCATACTGCCACAAAATATACGCAGGAAAAGAAAGAGAGACGGACTCTCAAGTCATAATTACTACTTGGCAATCAATCTACAAACTCCCCAGAAAGTATTTTGATAGGTTCTCTGTTGTAATTGGGGATGAGGCTCACCAGTTTAAATCAAAGTCATTAGTATCTATAATGGGAAAACTTGGGGATGCTAAGTATCGGTTTGGTTTTACAGGAACACTTAGTGGTTCACAAACTCATAAGTGGGTATTAGAAGGATTATTCGGACCTTCTTATAAAATTATAAAGACTGATGAACTCATGAAGAAGGGACATGTTGCATCTTTAGATATAAACGTGTTGCTACTTAAACATCCACCAAATAGATTTGAAACTTTTGAAGATGAAGTTCAATATATAATCACTCATAATCAAAGAAATAGGTTTATAAACAATCTTGCTCTTGATCTGAAAGGTAATACCCTCATACTATTTGCAAGAGTAGAAGGTCATGGAGAACCTTTATTCACCATGATAAATAACAATACCACAAATAATCGTCATGTGTTTTTTGTTCATGGTGGGGTTGCCACCGAAGATAGAGAGAAGGTACGAGAAATCACTGAAAGTGAGAATAATGCGATTATCGTTGCATCCTACGGGACGTTTTCCACTGGCATTAACATTAAGAACTTGCATAATGTAATTTTTGCATCTCCTTCCAAATCTAGAATAAGAAATCTTCAATCAATTGGTAGAGTATTAAGGAAGGGAAGTAATAAAACAAAAGCAACATTATATGATATCGCTGATGATATCAGTTATAAGTCAAGAAGAAATTACACATTAAATCATCTTATAGAGAGAATAAAGATTTACAATGAAGAAAATTTCAACTATGATATAGTCAACATACCTTTGAAAAAATAATGCTAAATGAAAAAATTTACGTCTTTGATGATATTATTGATGTGAATAGTCAAAATGATATAGTAAAATTACTAATAAAGGATTATGATTTAGATGGTAAATATCCTTTTCCGTGGTATTACATAGACGACATTACTTTGGATGAAGGAGATTCTAGAAGTCAAAGAAGACCAGGATTCACACACGAATACGTGTCGTATAAAGGGAGAGAGAAAATAACTGGTAAACAAGTAAGTAGATTTCACGATGTATTTGTTCCTATGTTACAAAATGCTTGTAAGAAATTAAACATTATGGATGTAAACGTACTACAAGGTCGATCTTTTTTACAAGTACCATTAAATTTAAAAAATAGAGATGTGGACACCCCACACATAGATATTTTAGACAGAGATAATTTTTTTGTAGTTCTTTATTATGTTTGTGATAGTGATGGCGATACAATCATATACAATGAAACAAAAGAATCAGATCAATACACTATTAAACAGAGAGTTACACCCAAAAAAGGTAGAGTAGTTATCTTTGATGGTATCCTGATGCATACAGCGGAGCAACCCCTAAATAATACTAGATGTATAGTTAACTATAACTTGGGATGATGGTAGATTTTCACGCAACAATTAAATTGGTGACTGGCGAAGAAATCTTTGCACTCGTTTCAGTTGATAACTCAGAAGATGAACCAGTAATCATAATGCAGAATCCTGTCATCATGAAAGTTTTATCCACTGGTAGAGGTCAAATGATGAAGATAAGACCTTGGTTAGAGGTGCCTGGTGATGATGTTTATATAGTTAAATATGATAAAGTGATTACTATGAGTGAAGTTAAAGATAAAATGATTATATCAATGTATAAAACTTATTGTGACGAGGGTGACTTTGACTTTGGTACTTTTGTAGACGACACTATAAAAACTGATGAAAGAAATCAGGAAGTAACTAAAAAAATGGGATATATCTCTACTGTGGAGGATGCTCGTAAGAAACTAGAAGATCTCTTCAAAGATACTTAAGCTATTCCATCCCTTCAAACCTTACAAAGGTTATTGTACACGATTTGCACACACTTGTCAAGTATGTTATAATATAGTCATAGAAAGAGATCAAATGTAATGGTAAGAAAGAAGTCAGAACACTATGTTAATAACCGAGAACTCTTGGAAGCACTTATTGTTTACAGAGCAAAGGTTGCTAATGCAAAAGAGAATGACTTACCCAAACCACGTATCACAAACTATCTTGGGGAGTGTTTTTTAAAGATTGCAACACACTTATCATATAAACCAAACTTTGTTAACTATATGTTTCGTGAGGATATGATATCTGATGGGATCGAAAACTGTGTTCAGTACATTCATAATTTTGATCCTGAGAAGTCAAAGAATCCCTTTGCTTACTTTACACAGATTATACATTATGCATTTCTTAGACGTATTCAAAAGGAAAAGAAGCAATTAGAAATTAAAACAAAGATAATTGAAAAGACTGGATTTGATGAAGTTATGGCAGTTGATGATAATTCATTAGCAGGTAGTAGTTCGGATTATAATACAATTAAAGACAACATTACATATAAGAATAATAACAGATGAAAGTTGCGATCATTACTGACCAGCATTTTGGTGCCCGAAAGAGTTCTAAAATACTGCATGATTATTATGGAAAATTCTATCAAGATGTATTTTTCCCATATTTGAAGGAGAACAATATAAAAACTCTGATTGATATGGGTGATACCTTTGATAATCGAAGAACTATTGATTTGTGGGCGATAGATTGGGCAAGAAATAATTATTATGATATTCTCCATGATATGGGTATTCAGATTCACACCGTGGTTGGAAATCATACAGCATATTATAAAGATACAAATGAGATTAATACCATTGATTTATTATTGAAACAATATGATAATATTACAACTTATGCAGAGACGGAAGAGATTAAGTTAGGTGATCTTAGTGTCTTACTAATACCTTGGATTAACTCAGAGAATGAAGAAACTTCATTTGATGCAATCAAAAGTAGTAAATCAAAAGTTGCTATGGGTCACTTGGAGTTGAATGGATTTAGAGCACATCGTGGTCATGTGATGGAAGATGGAATGGATATTGATATCTTTGATAAGTTTGATAAGGTATATTCTGGTCATTATCATACAAGATCTGATAATGGAAAAATATATTACTTAGGTAATCCTTATGAGATGTTTTGGAATGATGTGAATGATCCTAGAGGATTTACTATATTCGACACAGAGACAACAGATCATTTTCATGTAGATAATCCATATAGGATGTTTTATAATGTATACTATGAAGATACACCTCACCAGTTGTTTGATGCTAGTGAGTTCAAGGATAAGATAGTAAAGGTTATAGTCCGTAAAAAAACTGAGCAAAAGAAATTTGAAAAGTTTCTTGATAAATTGTATTCGGTAGGTGTTCATGAGTTGAAGATTGTAGAAAACTTTGCAATACAGGAGAGTGAAGAGTTTGAAGTAGAGGAAACTGAGAATACAATATCAATTTTGAATAGATATATTGATGAGAGTGATATGGATTGTGATAAATCCGTAGTTAAAGGTATTTTACAGAAGATATATTCCGAAGCCTGTGAGGTAGAGTAGTGTTTATCTTAGCAAGTAAAAATAGTGCACAGCAAGGTGCTTACGCAGTAGAAAATCAAGAAGGTGAAAATGTTTTATTCTTCTTTGAAGAGGAGGATGATGCGGATAGATATGCTATGCAGTTGATGGCAGATGAGGATCGTTCTCTATCTGTTGTGGAAATTGAAGAGGGACTTGCAATTCGTACGTGTAAGATGTATAATTATAGATATGCAGTGATAAAACCTGAAGACATTGTTATACCGCCAAACAAATTAGATGATAACTTTTCAAAAGATTAAATGGAAGAATCTTCTCTCCACAGGAAACCATTGGACGGAGATTGATTTTCAGAGTAGTCCAACCAATCTTGTAATTGGGACAAATGGTGCTGGAAAGTCTACTATCTTAGACGCACTTACCTTTGTTCTTTTTAATAAACCATTTCGTAAAGTCAATAAATCACAGTTAGTAAACGCAGTTAATGAAAGGGAATGTCAGGTAGAGATAGATTTTAACATTAATACGAAACAATATAAGGTTCAAAGAGGTATCAAACCAAGTATATTCAACATTACAGTTGATGGTGTTGAACTCCATAAGGAAGCAGATGATCGTGCTATGCAGAAGATACTGGAGCAAGGTATACTGAAACTGAATTATAAGTCTTTTACTCAGATAGTCATTCTGGGTAGCAGCTCTTTTGTTCCTTTCATGCAATTATCTTCACCCAATCGAAGAGAGGTGATAGAGGATCTACTGGACATACGTATATTCTCTGCGATGAATAACTTGATAAAGGATAGAATACGTGAAAAGAAAAACAACATCAAGTCCTTAGACCTTAAAAGAGATAATATTAAGGATAAGATGAACATGCAAAAGAAGTTTATTACTGAACTTGAAGATATGGGAAAACAGAATATAGAGAAGAATAAAGGTAATATTAATACATTGATTGCAGAATCAGATCAGTATGTATTAGATAATGAAGAGATAGAAAAGACCGTAGTAGAGAGAACTGAAGAGCAAAGTAAACTCATTGGATCAGGTGAGAAGTTAGCAACTCTTAACAATTTGAAAGGTAAAATATCCAATAAAGTATCAACCCTTACTAAGGAACATAAGTTCTTTACTGATAATGTATCATGCCCTA